TCTTAGACAGTATGAAGAAAGACTTCGACATTGAGTTTGAGAAAGACGATAGCAAAGTGAATACTGGAGTTACATTTAAAAGCGGTGATACAGTTTTGTTTAAATCTAATTTCGGTTTTAGAGACTTAGATAAGGTTTCTCAATTTGTAAACTTTAAAGGATGGATGTAATGCTATCGTTTAATAAGTTCTTGACCGAACAAAAAAATACACATATGGAGCATCTTGAAGATGCTGTTTTGAATGGAGGAGTTATTGGTGCGAGACAAGCTATTAATGTTCTTAGATCTATGCGTGACATGTTATCTGGCAGTTCTAGTCGGGGCGTGTCTACTACTGTTAAGTGGGATGGTGCTCCTGCTATCTTTGCTGGTCAAGATCCGTCAGATGGTAAATTCTTCGTGGCTAAAAAAGGTGTTTTTGCCAAGAATCCAAAAATCTATAAAACGAATGCGGAAGTAGATGCCGATACTAGCGGTGAATTGGCAGATAAATTGAAACTTGCTCTGAAGTATTTACCAGAGTTGGGCATTACTGGCGTGATTCAGGGAGACTTCTTATACAGTAAGAGCGACCTAAAGAGCGAAACCTACGAAGGCGAGAAAGTTATTACCTTCCACCCGAATACAATTGTATATGCTGTACCAGCTAATTCAGACATGGCGAAAGCTATCAAGGCATCTAAGATGGGTGTAGTCTGGCATACAACGTACTCTGGTTCTTCTTTTGAGACTATGAAAGCGTCATTTGGTAAAAGCATTTCAAGTGGTCTTAAGAAGTCTAAGAACGTTTGGTTTGTTGATCCAGAGTTTACTGATATTTCTGGTAAAGCTACATTTACCGAGAAAGAGACAAAAGAAGTTACTAAGTATATATCTAATGCTGGTAAATTATTTAAGAAGATAGACTCTAAGACACTTAATGCTATCTCTAACAACCCTGAATTGCTTAGATTGACCAAAGTACATTTCAATACTAAGGTCAGGGCTGGGCAAAAGGTTAAGAATACGAAATCTCATGTGCGTGATCTAATTAGGTATATCAATGGTCACTTCGAGAAAGAAGCAGATAAGCGTAAGACAGCAAAAGGTAAAAAGGTTCAAACAGATAAGCGTGATGATGTTTTAAAGTTCTTCTTGACAGGTAACTCGAAGAACCTAGAAGTTATCTTTGATCTAATGAACCAATTGATTGATGCTAAAGAAATGATCATCCAAAAGATGGATCAAGCAAGTAGTATCGGTACATTACTAAGAACAAAAGACGGATTCATTGTAACTGCTCCAGAGGGTTATGTTGCTATCGATAATGACGGCAGTGCACTTAAACTGGTCAATAGAATGAAATTCAGTCATGCTAATTTTTCTAATGATTACATCAAAGGTTGGGACAAGTAATCTTATAAATAGTAATAGATTAAACTAAGGGAACAATGAAATGTACAGCTTTAAAGATTTGGTAGTGGCTAGTGATCCACGTATGGGAGATGATGAGTGGCTAGAGTACATGAAACAGAGACGCAGAAAGTCTGCTGGAGATTCTATTGATGAAGAAGAAGTAGAAGCTCAAGAAGCACTTGACATGAAGGCAAGACGTAAATTGTCTCAAGCAATGCGTAAGAACAAAGCCAAAATCAAAAGAGCCAAAGAGATCGCTTCCAAGAAGAAGGCAACTAAAGGCACTCTAGAAAAGAGAGCCCAGAAGCAAGCCGTCGAAATAGTTAAGAAGAAAATTGCGCAAGGTAAAGACATCAAAAAGATGAGCTTTGCTGCACGCCAACAGCTTGATGATAAAGTTAAGAAGAAGCAAGGTCTGGTCAAGAAACTAGCTAAGAGACTATTGAAGAAAGTTAAGACGGATGAAAAAGATCGTCTAACCAAAAAATCTGAGAACGGATAATATGAAGTCTTTTAGACAATATGTTACTGAAGAAGTAAAGGAAGCAGTGTTCACCTTTGGTCGGTTTAACCCACCGACTACAGGACACGAGAAACTACTTGATGCCGTTGCTAAAGTTGCGGGTAGAAACAAGTATTTTGTGTATGCTTCTCATTCTAACGATGCTAAAAAGAATCCTCTTGATTACAAAAGTAAAATCAAGTTTATGCGGAAGATATTCCCACGTCACGCTAGGAATATCATACTAGATGCTAAAGCAAGAACAGTATTTGACATTGTAGTTAAGTTATATGACCAAGGGTTCAACCGAGTTACTATGGTTGTAGGATCAGATCGTGTTAAACAGTTCCAAGACCTGATCAACCGTTACAATGACGTTAAAGGTCGTCATGGTTACTATAACTTTGACGAGATAAACATTGTATCTGCAGGCGAGCGTGATCCCGATGCGGATGACGTATCAGGTATGTCGGCATCTAAAATGCGTGCTGCAGCTGATGCAAACGATTATGAATTATTCGTTAAAGGATTACCCAGAGGATTTAAGGGTGCCAAAGATTTATTTAATGCTGTGCGTAAAGGAATGGGTCTTAAAGAGTCTCATGACTTCCGCAAGCATATTAAGTTAGAATCAGTCTCTGAAGATCGTGAAGCATATGTTGCTGGCGAACTACTTAAAGAGGGTGACGTAGTAGAATATAGAGAACAGATCGGTCAGGTGATAATGCTTGGCGCAAACTATGTTATGGTTGAATCTTGCGACGGTGAACGTACTCGTGAGTGGATATCAGACGTAAAGTTGATGGAACGTAAGGACAAAGAAACTGGACAGCCACAGAAGTATATGTCTGGCGTTAAAAAGAAAGATAAGAAATCACGTGACTCTCACTTCGAACGTGGTGCTAAGTTAGACGATGATGATCCTAAAGCATATAAACCTGCTCCAGGAGATAAAGACGCTAAGACTACGCCAAGCCAATACACTAATAAGTACAAGAAGATGTTTGGCGAAGATGTATCACAAAAGCAACTAAATGACCTAGAAAAGTTTGGGGATAGGTTGCTAAAGAAACTAAATATCGATATCGAGTTTACAAGACACTTTGCGGATCGTATGAATGATGACCGCAATAAGCCAGCTATCTCTGTAGCAGAGATACAAAAGCTATTTAAGAAAATTAAGAAGAATAAAGGTAAGCAGATCAAACAACATGGCGATACAGAAGCTGTGTTAAAAGACTTACAATCAGATCTTAATTTGCCAGTTGTAGTTAATTACGACAAAAAGAAAGACGAGTTTGAAGTTGTAAATAAAACTATTATGCGCAAGAAGAACTTTAAGACTTCTAGCCCAGTTTTATCTTATGAGAACTATGAGTCGTCGTTTGAAGGTGTGTTAGTTGAAGATACTAAGAAAGCACTGAAGAACAAGTCCGAAAAGACTGGCGTAGCGTATGGGATATTAAAGAAAGTGTATGACCGTGGTGTAGCTGCATGGCGTACTGGTCATAGACCTGGAACTACTCCTCAGCAATGGGGTCTAGCACGTGTTAACTCTTTTGTTACTGGCGGTAAAACCCAGAAAACTACTGATGCTGATCTATGGAGAAAGCATAAAGGTATCAAGGAAGAACTTGAAGTTTCAGATGGGTTAGGTGCATGGATTGATGACTTTATGAAATCAAATGCTCCTCAGTTTGTAGGTAAGTCCGACAAGAAGAAAAAGAAAATGGCGATTGCTGCATTCGTCGATGCTGGCGGTAAAATGTAATGATGTCATTCAAACAATTTGACGAAGCAACTATCAAGTGGGTAAAGAAACCAGATGGTCGTCAAGGGAATAAGAAAGTTTACAGTCATGTTTCTTCTGATGGAAACTGGGAAATAAAACTTTCGGGTATGGACTCGTTAAGAAAGAATAAAGACGGAAGTCAAAAGGTAATACCCACATTGTTTGATAAGACAAAGAATAAAGTAAAGCACCCTGTGACAGGTTATAAGAATGTCGGGGATGCTAAGAAAGATGCTCAAAGATGGGCTGATAGACATTTTTAGGTTTGGGGAAACTAAATGCAAGTTTTAAATAAAGAAGCAGCAAACGATTCTTATATCCAAGAAAGAAAACAGGATGTGAAGGATATGACTATGTCTGCTATTATAAAACTTATTAAATCCAAGACAGTTGGTAAGCGTAGATATGAATATGCTGCTGACCTGACTAATCAGATTATCGCTCGTAAAAAGAAAGAAGGTGGCGGTAAACTAAAACACAGCGTTACATGGTATGCAAACAAAGTTGCTGGGCAAGTTCCAGGAGTTGACACTAAGACTTTGATGCGTATGATTGACGACGAATAAGGTACATGTAATGGTAAACAATTTCTCACAATGGATCGACGCTAAATGCGAAGAATGCGACCTATACGAAGATATAGAAATAACCGAATCCGAGTATCAGGGGCGCAAGGTTAAGCTGAATAATCCATTTAGAACACCAAATGAATCCAAGAAGTTTGCCGTTTATGTAAAGAATGAGAAAGGTACTGTAGTAATAGTTCGATTTGGCGACCCCGATATGGAAATTAAAAGGGACGATCCTAAACGTCGTGCATCATTTCGTGCAAGACATAACTGCGCAGATCCAGGTCCAAAATGGAAAGCAAGATACTGGTCTTGTTTCCAATGGAGAGCCAACGCAAAGGTAGATGACTAAATGCCCACTTCAGAAGATAATTTAGAAAAAAGATTTGATAGAATAGAAGAAAAGATAGATAAACTATCTGAAGCTATGGTATCGTTGGCTCGAACAGAGGAAAAGATCCTTTCTATGGAAGACAGTAATAGGAATTACTATAACCGTATGAACAGATTCTCAGAGAAACTCGATAGAATAGAAAAGAAAGTAGATGACAATGAAAGAACAGTCAATGTCATCGCTAGGGTCTTTTGGATCCTATTAACAACAACATCCGCAGCATTAGTTGCTGGATACTTTAATCTTATAGGACTATAAAAATGACCACTGACCTAGATATAACCAAAGCAATCGCTTCTGCTTACAAGACTATGTATGAGCCTAAAGAAGAAGTTGTTGTAGAAGAAACCCCCTCCCCAGAACCTGCTGCTGAACAAGAAGAAGTTGTTCAAGAAGCAAAGGCAAAACTTGACCCAGTCGGCAAAGAAGATGATGATGTCGATAACGACGGTGATACTGATGCTGCAGACAAATATCTTAAGAAACGTCGCCAAGCTATTAGCAAGGCAGTAAAGAAAGAAAAGACAGAAAAGACTCAGAAAGAAGATATTGATCTGACGGACGCAGTAAACCGAGTCATCACTGGTCAAGATGAAACTCTAGAAGTTGAAGCTGCATCTCAGAACGAAGTTATCGAGCAAGGTAAAGATTCTGTTTGTGAAGAGAAATACCTTGATCAAAAAGGTAAAGGCGAATCTGATGATGGCTATCATGATGCTGGTATGTTCTCTAAAGCAAAAGCGAGCCAGCTTGCAAAAAAGCATAAAGGCAGTAAGGTTGTCAAAGATGCTAGTGGTAAATATGTTGTAAGGTTGAAAGAAGATTTAAATGAAGATTACTACGCTGTTCAATATTATAACAAAAAGGGTAAGCCAGAAGAATCCCCCGCTACATTCAAAGACGAGCGATCTGCCAAAAAATATCATGCAAAAGCGATGAAAGCTGTTAAAGATGGATCTTACAAAATGTTTAAAGTTAAGGGTAGAATGGAATCGACCAAGAACGAGGGTAATGCATTCACCAAAGCACTTGCTGCTGCTAAATTGAATGGCGATGACGAGTTTATCGTTTCAGGCAAGAAGTATCGAGTTGAAGACTATGAAGGTATCAATGAAGCTGCAATCAAGAAAGTTCGTGGTAAAGACGGCAAGTTTTATGATCTTGAGTTAGGATTAAAAGGTCGTAAAGTAAACGTAAGAACTAAGAATCAGTTTGGCGATATCGAGACTATTTCTATAAAGCAAGCTGCAAAGTTGTTTGAGTTAGCAGTAATCGACGCACTAGCTGAGAGCGATTTCGAGCCTCATATGATGTACGATCCTAAGACTGGTAAAGGCTACAAAGCAGAAAAGCCAGAAGATCATGAGCGTATGAAGAAACTTGGTTATACCCATGAGAAGCCAGAAAAGGTTGACGAGGTAGAACAACCACGTGCTAAAGGCGAAAAGGATTTTAAAGACGCACATAAGGTTAAGAGAACAGCCGAAGGGGAGTAATTTAACCCCGATAAATACTCTTTGTAGTTGTTGATTTTTTAGCATAATAAGAGTATAATTAATGAAAATATTTGAAGATATAACTGAAGAGAACTTTGATCTATTTGCGGCACATTATTACGATAACCCGCAGTGCGAAAACGCAGCCGAGTTCTATGATGATCTGAAAAGGTTTAAGTATCTAAAGAGATTATTTAACAGATACTTAAACTATGGCGATCTACAAGAAAGGTTGATATTGAATCATCTTATTGTCTTGTATAACGTATTTGGTATTACGCCAGCGAATCAGATGATGTTTCATAAGATGGAAGTAGAATATTGGAGCACACTCAAGACTTTCTTGGTGTACCTAAACTACATCCCTCTTGAGGACAAAGTCGATATTCCGCTAGACCAGGAAATAGTAGAGAAACTGAGAAAACTATGAGTGTATCAAGAGCAGCAGATTTATTCTATACGTTTAAATTTATCCGCACATTAACTAAAAAGTGGGTAGATATGGAAGCGCATGCGCTAGGCATTATCGACGAAAACGGTAAGGTCTTGCGCAAAGCAACAACGTTAAAGACTCCAGAGGAGAAGGCTGCATATACTACATTTCATCGTTTGGTGTTTAACCTTAAACGCATACTAGAAAAATTACCTTTTGGTAAAACAGCATTTGCTTCATATGCTGCAGCATTATTCTTGATTAAAGAAGAAACTGAAATGGATGAGGCACAACTACAAGATATGATGGATTCTTTATTTGACCAATTAGAGGTAGATAAACCTGACCTACAGGAAAGTGTATCTGCTGATATAACTCCTGGGGTACATCGCTTGAAAGATGCAGTGCTAATCCCTGCTACCTTTGAAGATGCTCCTGCAGGTGCTAAAGTTACCATAGCTGCGAATGCTGAACCAGTTGGTTCTGTTATGAACGTT